AGTAGGATCAGGATAGCCATTAAGACACTCTCGGACTTGACCGGGAAGTTTCTTGTCATCAGATTGTCTAGATACTCCACCGAGAAAATTGTCAATTCGTTGAGTAACTGCTGCCATTATCTCATTAAAGCATGAAAGGGTTGATAAGCTGGGTAGGAATTAGTTTTATCGTAAGGATGTCCAAATATAGTAAACTGTCCTTGCTTGGTTTCGTACTCCATAGCTAATGCTCTAGCGTACGCTTCTTGTTGTTGTAGCATTTCGTATTGTGCTGTGTCTCCTACAATTCTCTGAGACACCATTGTAGCTGCTCTAGCTACCATTGCATTTTGTATTGGTTCTGGGATATCTACCCAGTCAAATTCCCATACTACATCACACTCGAGACCTTCTGTATGATCGTCCCATGTATATCTGTGATGTATTCTATCATATAGTTTACCCTGTCTACGTGTAGCATCGTACTGCATGTTAGCAGAGTTTTTAGATAGTTTGATTTGTAGTATGTTGTTTGGTATAAGAACTTCTTTGTTATTATCAGGTATAAATTCGTAGTGGAACTCGCTGTTAAATGTCCAACCTTCTGCTTGAACTTCACGAGTCACCTGTAACAACGTATCATAAGCAATCGCAACGTCCGGGTTGGTTTGATCTAGGGTGGTTACAGGAGCCTGCCCACATGTGGA